CTCGGACATAGCGGGCAAGTTGAAGGAATTCGGCATCACCCGTGCGTGGGAAATCGTGGCCGATTCGGCAGAACCGAAGTCCATTGAGGAAATCTATCGGCTCGGTTTCAATATCAAGCCCGCATCCAAGGGACCCGATAGCGTCAGGCAGGGGATTGACATCGTGAAGCGGTTCAACCTTCATGTGACCAAGGATAGCACAAACCTGATTAAGGAACTCCGCAGTTACACTTGGGCCACCGACAAAGACGGCAAGGATACGGGGGTCCCGATTGACTCCTACAACCACGCCTGCGATGCCCTGCGCTATGTGGCCCTTAACAAACTCGCCGTCAGCAACTCGGGGAAGTACTTGGTGGTGTAACTTTGGGGCATGAACCTTGAATCCATCATTGATTTGCTTTTGATTTTTGGCAGATTCTTTCTCTTATTGGTCTTGATTTTTGCAATTGTTTCCATATTATGAAACTCATCCACTACTACCACATCTACTGCGGAGGCGGCGGGCAATGGCAGTTAATCATGCACCAACACATGATGGCCCTTTGCAACTACGGGCTGATTGAACAGTTGGACGAAATCCGTGTCGGCATCGTCGGTCCACCGGACCAGCGGAAGGTGGTTAAGGATATCCTGGACAACTCACTCGTGGCGGCAAAGATTAAGGTCGTGGTCACCCGCACAAACGCATGGGAGCAGGCCACCCTCACTGAGATGTACAAGGCGAGCCAAACCGAGGATGCGGCCTACCTGTACGCTCATACCAAGGGCAGTTCCGACCCATCCCTCATCAACCAACTTTGGTGCAGGTCCATGGTGTTCTTCAACATCGTGGCATGGGAGCGAGCCATCGCAGAACTCGCCAATGTGGACTGCGTCGGAGCCTACTGGCTGACCAAGGAAGAGTTCCCCCAAATTGCAGATCACAACAACCCCGACGGTTACCCGTACTTTGCGGGGACATTTTGGTGGGCCAAGTCAAGCCACATTCGGGAACTTGGCGAACCCGTAAGGGAACACCGCTGGCAGGCCGAGCATTGGATAGGCAAGCGGGAAGGCATGACGGTCTACAACTCCTGCAAGGGATGGCCAGCACCTGATAAGTTCGTCATCACATTTTAGCCATGGCCAAAATCCCCGTCATCATCACCAACTTCAATCTCTACACTTGGCCGAAGGCGATGGTCAAGAAACTGATGCGGATGCCTGGGGTTGGACCCATTCTAATCGTGGACAACGATTCCACCTACGGCCCCACGCTGGAATGGTACGAGCAGTTGAAATTGGAAGCCAACGAGGTTGCAGTAATCCGCACAGGTGGCAACTTCGGTCACCTCGTAGCATGGCAGGCACAAATCCCGCAACAGTTGTTTGACATGGGATATCCCGACTACATCGTCACGGACCCCGACCTTGACCTTTCAGCCTTACCCGATGACACGCTCCTGCGTATGCGGGAACTTTGGTACGACCTGCCCGAAAAATCTTATATGTACGAACAGGAGGAAGGCGACCCGTTTAACGGGGTCAAGTTCTCGGTCAAGGACAAAATCGGCCTTGGCATTCGGACGGACGATGTTCCTGCCGATGCTTTATTCTTCCAGCAAGCCGAACTACGCTACAAGAACCAACCGTACTTCCACGACCTGCAACTCGCACCCGTTGACACGACCTTTGCCTTCTACCATCACCAACGCTATCAGCGGGTGGTCATCGGAGGGGCAAGGATGGTCGCACCTTACGAGTGCAGGCATCTTCCCTACTACCTGACGGCCGATGACTTGAATGCGGACTGGGAGTTTAGGCAGTACCTTGACAAAGCCAACCACGCCAGCACCGCCAAGAAGATTGCGGACGGGCTTAAAATCTTTTGACCATGCCATACTCGCACCCATTCTACAAGAACCGAATCGCCGAACATATTCGGTCAGTCCTGCGACCTGATGACAAGGTGCTTGACATAGGGGTTGGATGCGGGACTTATGCGGAACTACTGCCCGAAATAGCCATGGATGGGGTTGAGATTTATGAGCCGTATGTTGAGCGGTTTAACCTTCGGGCCAAATACAAAGAACTATTTATCGCTGACATTCGGGATTTTGACATCAGTCCTTACACATACTTGATTCTTGGCGATGTGTTTGAGCATCTAACCCTCAAGGATGCAAGGGACCTGCTAAACCGAATCGGAAGTAAAAGAGCCATGATTGCCGTGCCTTACCTGTACGAGCAGGGGGCATGGGAGGGCAATGTTCACGAAACGCACTATCAACCCGACCTTACCCCCGAAATCGTTGCCGCAAGATACCCCGAACTCAACTTGATGGTCGGGGATGCGATTTATGGCTATTACACCAACTATCCGCTATGAAACTCCAAGACCTCACCATTGACCAGTTTCAACGCATCGCCGCGCTAGAGTTCAGCCCCGTGCTGACGGATTACGACAAGCGTGCAGGGGTCGTGGCGATAGTTGAGGGGGTGGATGTATCGCTCGTCCGAGAGATGCCCGCCAAGGGGCTGACAAAGCGTTACAAGACGATTATCGCAGAGTGGAACGAGTTACCTACCTTGGCATATCGCAGGCGGTTTAAGGCAGGCGGCAAGTGGTGGATTCCCACGGTCTTCACGGACGAGTTGACCGCTGGCCAACTGATAGACCTGATGGACACCGACACGACGGACGAGAAGAAGTTGGTCCAAAACCTGCACCGCATCATGGCGACCCTTTGCAGGGAAGGCGGGTTCCTCGGCTACTTCCCGAAGAAATACGACGGGGCAAGCCACCAAGAGCGGGCCGAACTGCTCAAAGCAAACGCCAAGATTGGCGATGTTTGGGGGGTGGTCAGTTTTTTTTTGTTAAGTTCAGAAAGTTACTTGAAAGTTTTGAGCGACTATTCCAAGCACCTGACGAAAGGGATGCAGGGCCAGTAACCAACCCGCTTGCTGGGTACGGTTGGCTGATGGTGGTATGGCGGATGGCAAACAAGGATGTGCTGAAATTTGAGGCTATCTTCGCAATGAAGGCGGTGGAGTTCTTGAACTATGCCCTGCTGATACATGACATCTTGGAAGCCGAACGGATGGAAGCGGAGCGGATGCGGAGGAAGTAGGACACTTTGCTGGGCGGGTTACATTTACCAGCATGGAAACCAAAGTACTTGCCAAGTTCGGAAGCGGAAGCCTCAAAGAGGTGAACATCGCCGACCTTCAAGCCATTGGTATAACCGTAGGCCCGAAAGGCGGAGGGGTTGACCCACGGCAACAGGTGCTGATTGATTGGCTGAAGAATATCATCAAACTTGCACAAAAGAACCTGCTCACGGGTCGGGAGGACGGCAAGGATGTGAACGCCAAAGGGACGCTATCCGCAAGCCTTGATTTTGACCCTATCCCATTGACCGCCGAAAAGATTGCGGTCAACCTTCTTGCCAACCCTTACTGGAAATTCGTGGACCAAGGAGTGCGGGGTACCGTTAGTTCAACCCGTGCGCCAAACTCGCCATTCTCATTCAAGAAGAAAGGCGGAGGCAAGAGCGACCAAGTTGGCCCGATGACCCAAGCCATTGCGGACTGGATTACCGACAAGGGGATTTTGGTCACGCCAACCTATTCCCGTGAGAAGAAAGCCATGCGGACCGTTGAAGAGCAGAAACTCGCAGACGCAAGGTCCATCACCTACTTTGTCCGCAGGCGTGGCCTATACGCCACCAAGTTCCTCACCAATGCCCTTACCCCCGAACAAATAGATTTGCTCGTCAATACTATTTCCGATGTATTGGGCAAGCAGGTCAGCCTTTCAACTTCCCGATAACCCATGTCCATATCCGTTCTTTCGGGTTCGCCTCAAACGGCAACCCCCGTTTACAACAAAATGCTTTACAAGGTCAGCGGCTCGCTGACGAGTGCGACCAATTACAGGTATGTCTGCGATGTCAAGAACGGGGCAGGTACGACCACGCTGGCACGCTTGAAATGCGACAAACTACCGACCACGAATTACGGGTTCTTTGATGTCAGCAGGGTCGTGGAAACCTTGATGGCTCCAACCGTACCAACGCTTGCCCAGGTCGGCTTCGCTGACCATGCGGGGTTTTATTCGGGGTATCGGCTGACCTTCATGGAGGAATACGGAAGCACTCCGGTTGTGCAGACGGGAACGACCACCAATGTCAGCGGGGTACTTGCCTTTGCGGGGAACCTGGAGCAGTTGGAGTTGGCCGATTGGAGTGGTGAAACTTACTTTCCGAGCAGCGCTTTGCAGGGAGGTGAGAAAGCATTGACAACGACCACGGAAACCCTTACATCACCAAGGAACGCCATCAAACAAGTGTATTCTGATTCCTATGGTTGGCTTTGCGTTGGTGCGGGTTATAGTGGCGCTGTTGTTTCGGCGCAAGTGGTTTATACGGATTCCGTTGGTAATATCGCAAGAACCTTTTCCGTGCCAAGACCTTCATCGGTGAGCGGTTCAATACATCGCTTTGGTGCAGGGCCAATGAACTTGAAGGCACTCACATCAGCACAATGCTCGGACGGTCAGGCGGGCTCGGTAAATTTCCCAACCGCAGAAGGCGCAGGTTATTACATCTCTTTTGTTGATATAGCGGACGCTGGTTATGATGCGGTTTGGTATCGCATCGGCCCCTGCCAGCGGTTTGATTCCATCCCCGTCCACTTCATTAACAAGTACGGCGGAATTGATTCCTACACCTTTACGATGAAGAACAGGAAGCGGGCTAATGTGGAACGGGAGGTGTTCGGATACAACTCCGTTGTCTATGCAACAACCACCTACAACAAGGTTTGGGCGGGGTCGTTTGACTATGTGTACGCACTCAACTCCGACTGGCTGACCGATGCTGAAAGCGAGTGGTTGATTGAAATGGTCCGAAGCGGGCAGGTGTGGTTGGAATTGGACGGCCAACTTGTGGAAGCGGTGGTCAATGCCAACCAGTATCAATTTGTAACCCGTAGGAATGACCGCCTCACGCAGTTGCAGATTGAGGTTGCGGTGGCCTATGACAATTCGATTCTATGAGCGTCACCTTAATCGCTTACCCGCTCAACGATTCCAATGTTGAGGTCCCCTATGTTTTGGACACCATGGGCGGGACCGATATTGCGGTCACCTATTCGATAGGCGACATTGAGGATGTCACGAAACAACGGGGGTCGTTCAGCAAGACGATAACCCTTCCCAACACCCCGACGAATCGGGCCTGCTTTGCCTACGCCTATAACATCCAATCCTTTGTGGGTGGATTCCAACCGAACAAGCGGATTCGTGCCGCCATGTGGGAGGATGGCGTGCAGGTGTTCAGCGGCGTGTTGCAGTTGCTATCAATGTCAAAGACCAAGGGAACCGTCACCTACGAGGTGGGGTTGTTTACGGACAATGTGAGTTTGTTTAAAGCCATTGAGGGCAATATGCTCGTCAACACCGCAGGCGTTACAGGAATGAACCACACGCCTACCAGCGGCCATGTGAGCGGAACCTGGACGGCATCGGGTACGGCATCAAGCGGGTATGTTTACGGGGTGGTGGATGCGGCGGGGTTCACGGACATACTTGCTCAAAACGGCGGTGGTTGGTTCCAAGCACCATGGTGGAAACTTGGCCCCAGCATCTATGTCAAAAAGATGGTGGACCTCATTTTCACCGAGGCAGGGTTCCGCTATTCCAGCACATTCTTTAACTCGGCATTCTTCAACAAGTTGGTGATGCCTTATGCAGCGGGGACGATGCCAACCAACTTATCGGGGTCCAACATCCTTGCTCAAAGCACAGGCAATACGGGCATTTTTTCCGAATTGGTAGAAGAAAAAGTTTTGTTTTCAAAAGATACGCCTGCGCCTTTTTACGATAATCCTGGCTACTGGGTCGCCTCATCCAGCACTTTTGTTGCGCCGTCAGTTGACACTCGATGGAATGTTCGGGTATCATTTACATTAAGTGGTTCAGTTGCGTCTACTAACAACAACATTTGCAGAATGGCAATTCGCAATCCTGCACAAAACACGAATTTTGCGACTGTTGTAAACTTCAGTTTGAAAAAAAATGTAGTATCAGTTATCGATTTTACCAATGTTACAATACCTGCATTTTCTACCGCCAATATACAGTTTTTAGTTGAATGGGATGGCATAGGTGGTTTTACGCAAAACTTCACAATCTTATCAGGCGCAACCATTCAATGGACCTGCCTTGAGAACCCGCAAAGCATCGGGGTGCTGGATATGCGGACGGCACTCCCTGCCGATGTCAAGCAGAGCGACCTCCTGCAGGACTTGCAGAAGATGTTCAACTTACAATTCATGCCCGACCCGCAGGACCCCAAACTCCTGTACATCGAGCCGTGGAAGGATTTTTATTCCAGCGGAAGCGTTGACTGGTCGCAAAAGTCCGACGAGAACGCAGAGCAGGTGCTGACCAATGGCGACCCGAACGCCTATACCAACATCGTCTTCAAATACAAAGACATGGGGGACTATTTGAGCAAAACTTACAAGCAGTCCTATCCCTTAGCCCGTGAAGGCTACGGAGGCCGAATCTTCAACACGGGTAACTTTTACGGCAAGGGAGATAAGGTCGTGGAAACCCTTTGCGGGACTTTGATACCCGCATCTTTCAGCACCGACAAAATCGTCGGCCGTACTTGGGATATTGACGGAACCCTTGCAAGCGGAACGGTCAAAGCCTTGCAAACGGGCTACCGATTGGCGCAGTACAACTTGATTGAAGGGCAGACCGAGTGGGCGTATCAGTACGGAGTAAGTTCTACTGTAAGCGGGAATGTAGCCCTGTCCAGCGGCATCCTCAAGATGCCCTTCGTGTCCCACATTGACAACCCCTACGCCCCGAATGTGGACTTGGCCTTTGGTCAGCCTCGCTTGGTGTACTACAACGCCGTGAAC